TGACCTTCGGGGACAGGGTGCTGGTTGCCGGGTACTACTACAACGGCAAGGGACAGCCCTCCTACTTCGGAGCGGTTTACGAGCACCTTGACGACGACCTTTCCTGCGAGGGAGCCCTTGGACTTCGCGCGGTCAGCGGTGTCGAACACCTTGATGACGGCCACGCGGTCGCCTGGGCGATGGCGCAGGACTGAAGAGCACAGCGGAGCCGGAACCGCTTTAACAAAACACACACTGGGGATACAATCGGCGGCATCGGAACACCCTGAACCGCAGGGAGCGCGGAGCATTCCGCAAGGTGGTCATGTGAAGACTCCTAACGAATAAAACCACCTGAAATGAGTAATATCGTGGACGCATTTTCTTGCGTTTTCTGATATAGTGATAGCGTCGAAACCAGGGCAGAGGGAAACTTCTGCTCTTTCTTTATGCCATTTTTGCGGAGAGGAGGAGATCAGCATGGCGACCAAGGGAAGAAAACCGACGCCCACGGCGATCAAGGAGCTGGAAGGCAATCCCGGCAAGCGGTCCCTGAACGACAGGGAACCCAAGCCCCAGAAAAAGGCGCCGCCCTGCCCGAAGTGGCTGGAGCCGGAAGCCAAGAAGGAATGGCGCCGCCTTGCAAAAAAGATGGAAGCCCTCGGCGTGTTGACCGAGGTGGATATGGCCGCCTTCGCCGGTTACTGCCAGGCCTACGCCCGTTGGAAACAGGCTGAGGAGCGGATCACCGACAGGGGGCTTGTCATCCGGACGCCTTCGGGGTATCCGCAGCAGGTACCCTACATCAGCATCGCGCAGCAGTACCTCCGGCTCATGAACCAGTTTGCCGAGCAGTTCGGACTGACGCCCGCGGCCCGGAGCAGGATCATTGCCGGGAGCGACAACGGCGGCGCTGTGGATGAGATGGACGAGCTGCTGGGAGGTAAGTGATGAATGAAACACGGCCAAAAGATTATCCGAAATTGAAGGATTATAAACCTACACAGTTTATGCTGCCGACATCGCATTACGATAAGGAAAAGGCAGACAGAGCTGTGCGGTTTATCGAGATGCTTCCGCACACCAAGGGAGAATGGGCGGGAAAACCGTTCTGGTTGCTCCCATGGCAGGAACAGCTTGTGAGAGATATTTTCGGAGTAGTGAAGGAAGACGGCAATCGACAGTTCCGCATGGCATTTGTAGAAATTTGTAAAAAAGTCGGAAAAAGCGAGCTGGCTGCGGCTATCGCGCTTTATCTGCTTTATGCGGATAATGAACCCTCCGCTGAAGTTTATGGCGCGGCATCGGATCGCTCCCAAGCTGCAATTGTTTTTGATGTTGCCAAAAGAATGGTCGAGCTGACGCCTGCATTGTCTAAGCGGTCGAAGATTATGGCGGCTACAAAACGGCTTGTCAATTATAGCAATGCCGGTTTCTACCAGGTGCTTTCCGCGGAGGTTGGCACAAAGCATGGGCTCAATGTATCAGGGCTTGTTTTTGATGAAATTCATGCTTTGCCTAACAGGGAGTTATATGATGTCCTGACTAAAGGCGCATCAGACGCCCGGCAGAATCCGTTGGCATTTATCATTACGACAGCCGGAAATAATCGTGAATCTATTGGGTATGAGCTTCATCAGAAAGCAAAGGACATACTTGATGGGAAACGGGAAGATCCAACGTTTTATCCTGTCGTATATAGCCTCGACATGGAAGAAGATTGGACAGATGAACGCAACTGGTACAAGGTGAATCCTTCTCTTGGGTATACTGTTCAGATCGAGCGGCTTAGGGATGCTTTCAATGACGCAATTCAGAATCCCGCTGATGAAGTGACATTCAGGTGGCTCAGGCTGAATCAGTGGGTAGGCAGTACGGTAGCTTGGATTCCGGATGCTGTAGTTGAAGCCGGGAATCAGCCAATAAACGAGAAACTGTTGGAAGGACGCGATTGTTATGCGGGGCTGGATCTTTCAAGCTCTGAAGATATCACTGCACTGGCTCTCCTTTTTCCTCCAAGAACAGAGGATGAGAAGTATATCCTGCTCCTAAACTGCTGGGTACCTGAGGATACTATCTCCAATCGCGTCAGAAAAACAGGTTTTCCATACGATAAGTGGAAGGCTCAGGGGTACTTGCATGCTACTCCGGGAAATGTGATTGATTACGCATATATTGTCAACACAATCGAAGAACTTGCAGGCAAGTACCACATATGTGAGATAGCCTACGACCGGTGGGGATCCAATATGATCATTCAACGCCTGCAAGAGCTGGGATTAACAGTTGTTCCATTTGGGCAAGGATTTAAGGATATGTCCGCGCCTTCAAAAGAACTGTATGAGCAGATGATGAAGGGAAACTTCATCCATGGTGGAAATCCGGTATTTCGGTGGATGTGTGGGAATATCGTAATGGACATTGATCCGGCTGGAAATATCAAACCGACCAAAAAACGCAGTAATGGCAAGATCGATGGTGTGGTGGCAACGATTATGGCGCTTGACAGATGCCTTCGGCATGAGGAGCAGGGAAGCGTTTATGATAACCCCGATCACGGACTATGGGTGTTTTAAGGAGAAAGATAATGGATCCATCAGATATCATAGGTAGAAACTTTGGACGGCTTACTGTTCTTGAATATGTTGGTGTGCTGCAATCTCCGACAGAGAATCATGGTAGAAGCTGTTATAAGTGTGTCTGTAGTTGCGGGAACGAAGTGATATTGCAGAGAAATGCCCTGTTGAGCGGTAAAAGAACGACATGTGGTGAATGCCATCACTTGGATCAGGAGGATGATCATTTCAGATATACCGACCTTAATGGAGAATCCTTTGTTTTCGATCCATGTGATCTGGAATTAGTGAAAAGCCACATATGGCGAATTGATGCCTACGGATATCCGGTGACACGAATTAACCGCAGAAATTATCGCTTGTCCAGGCTGATAATGAAGCCTGGAAGAAGAGAACTCGTTGATCACATCAATGGGAATCCGAGAGATAATAGGCGGACAAATCTACGAGTAGCTGCCAATGCTGATAATCAACGGAATATGCGGCTTCCAAGTCATAACACGAGCGGGTTCAAGGGAGTCACCTATGTGAAGGAAAAGCACAGATATAAAGCCCAGATCAGTATTAATGACAGGATGAAGCATATTGGCTATTTCGATAGTCCAGAAGATGCAGCGAGAGCCTATGATACGGCGGCTCGCTTTTTGTTTGGGGAATTTGCCTGTGTAAATTTTCCGTTTCCTGATGAGCAGGGATGCCTGACGAGAGTAGCAGTATAGGAGGCGCTTATGGAACTGACGATGGTTGAAAGGCGCGACCTGATCGAACGGGTCACGGAGCTTGCAAAGATCGGCGTCCTGAAAAAGGAAGACCGGGACGACATCTACCGGGTGTGCCTGGTGGCCTGTGACCGGGAGATGGCGAGGATGAGGAAGGAGAAATAAATGGGCTGGAGAGAATGGTTCGGCTTCAGTAAGCCGAGGGACGCTCCCGATGCGGAGCTGCCGAAGATTGAAGACAACGTCCGGGACTCGGGCGGTGTTTTTGTTTTCGGCCGGGCGGACAGCGGCGAGCGGGTGGATGAGAAGTCCGCCATGCAGATCGTGACGGTATATGCCTGCGTGCGGCTGCTTGCGAATACCATCGCAGGTCTGCCTCTGCACTTGTACCGGTACACCGGGAAGGGTGACGACAAGGAACGGGCGACCGACCACCCGCTGTATAAGATCCTGTACCGGCAGGCCAATTCCGAGATGACTTCATTTTCCTTCTGGGAAGCCATGATGACGCACCTTCTGCTGTGGGGCAACGCCTACGCCCAGATCGTGCGCGACGGAAAGAATGAAATCCTCGGTCTGTATCCGCTGCTCCCGGAGAACGTGGAGATCGACAGGGCGGAGAACGGCGAGTTGTTTTACACCTACCACGCATACACCGATGAGGTGCCGGGCGAACACGACAAGGACATCATCTTTTCGAGGGAAGAGATCATGCACATCCCCGGCCTGGGCTTTAACGGGCTCGTGGGCTTTTCCCCGATCGCGATGGAAAAGAACGCCCTCGGCACGACCCTGGCGGTGGAACGCTACGGCAGCGCCTTCTTCAAAAACGGCGCGCAGCCGGCCGGCGTACTGGAGCATCCCGGCGTGCTGAAGGACCCGCAGAAGATCCGGGATAACTGGATGAACGCCTACGGCGGGGCGGGCAATGCGCACAAGGTGGCCGTGCTTGAGGAGGGGATGCAGTATAAACCGATCTCCCTGCCTCCGGAGGACAGCCAGTTCCTTTCCACCCGCGAGTTCGGCGTGGAGGAAATCTGCCGGATGTTCCAGGTGCCTCCGCATCTGGTGCAGGACTTGAAGCGCAGCACCTTCAACAACATCGAGCATCAGGGCATTGCCTTCGTGCAGTACTCCCTGATGCCCTGGCTCATCCGGATCGAGAAGGGGATCATCAAGGACCTCCTGCTGGAGGAAGAGCAGGACACCTATTTTCCGAAGTTCAATGTGGACGGCCTCATGAGGGGCGACTACAAGAGCCGTATGGACGCCTACGCCATTGGCGTGGGGAACGGCTTTTTCTCCCCGAACGACGTGCGCAGGCTGGAAAACATGGACCTGATCCCGGCGGACGAGGGCGGTGATGATTACTACCTCAACGGCAGCTATACCAAGCTGAAGGATGCCGGCGCTGCCTATCAGGCGGCTGAACCGGAAAAGGAAGAACCGGAGGAGCCGGAAGAGGAAAAACCCGAGGAAGAAGGAGAGGAGGAACCGGGTGAAAGCAAAAACCATGCTGAGCGCCATGCGCAGCGCAAGGCAGAAAGACGGGGCGTACAGCCTCAGAAAGGCAGGTAAACCGAAGTGAAGAAATTCTGGAACTGGGTTCATGACGACAGCGGCGGCAGGGTGCTCCGCCTGGAAGGGCCGATTGATTCGGAGTCCTTCTGGGGCGATGAGATCACGCCGCAGATGTTCCGTGATGAACTCTACGCAGAGGAAGG